AAAAAAAACTCTACTCGTCAAGCGCTCGCAGCTGGTCATGCGCCGCATGTCCAACGTTGATACTTTCCCTCATCCAAACAAGGAACATGTTCGCGACATGGATTTTGTTGCGGATGTCGGTGTTCGCTTTTGCGTCCGCTGGGTCCGCCGCTATCAATTCGCTAGTGGCTTCTAAAATCTCGTCAGTCGCCTTCTGGTGCAAGAACCGGCCCAGCTTGGTGCCCATGAACGCCTCTGCGTCAATGCCTAGGCGGGCCAACGACATCAACTCGTCGTCGGGCTCGCTCATTGCTGAAAGGCCTGGCCGTTGGGCGCTCTGCCGTATGGCTCAAAACTGGTGGCCGCTACCTGTGGCACAGCGGTGGCCTCATTGCGCAGAGCGAGTTCGCGCTGCGTCTGCAACTCCATGGTTTTGATGGCCAGCTGCGCTTTCAGTTTGTCAACCTCATTGGCCAATTTTCCAGTGATCTCTTCCTGACGCAGCGCTCTGTCTTGGTCGGCGTTCTCGTTGTTAACACCCACAATGAACTCTTCGTTGGCAAACGTCGAAGCGGCAACTTGCTCGCGGTGTCGGTTGTTCTCGATAACCACGCGCTCGTTGCTGTCTGCAGCGCCCTTGGCGATCTGCGTGCGGGCCTCGTTGTTCATGCGTGCCACTTCGATGCGTGGGTCTGGCGGCGCTTGCTGTGGCGCTTGCTGCTCTTCGCCCAGCTTGGGGAAGAACCGCTCTGCCGACTTGTAGCCCAGGGCTCCGAGGATTTCACCGACCGCCTCTTTGGCGTCCAGCCCTTGCATCGTAGCTGGCGACAAACCGGCGATGGCTTGCATGCCCATCACCAGCTTCTCAATGCGTTTTTGTGGGTTGGTGGCGCCGAAGCCAATGTTGACATTGACCGTCACTGTGCCCTGCAGCATCTCGTCGGTCACCATGTCAACCCCGAATCTCTGCAAGGCTTTCGCCCGGTCACCGGCGATAGCCATGACCAACTCATCTGTCTCATAGGCCTGCTCCATGCGCACCGTCTGCTTGAGCACTGGCTCGGCCCAAGTCTCTGCGAACACCCGCAGCTGGTACTCGGTCAACGTGTTGGCGTCGGCCGACAGCATGTTCATGCCGCCGACGGTCTCGTTCATGGCGCGGTTGCTCTGCACGGTGCCAGGGGAGAAGGTGCCAGCCAACTCATCGAAGTCCAGGCTCACCCGGTCTTGTTCTTGGTAGCTTGAGCTGGTCACGTCGGGCGGTGAGTCCCAGCGAATGTCTGAATTGATGTCGTCCACCAGCGTGACCGAACCCGGGACGTTGCGCGTCAAGCTCTTGAAGTCAATGGTCGCAGTGCGTTTGGCGAAGTAGCGTTTGTTCATCACCAGCGCCACGTTGTCCTGGCGCTGGTTGGCGATCTCGTTGGCGTTCTCTTGCAGGCCAAACAGCAATTCGTTCGGACCTGCCGGGTACATCTTGTGCGTCTCGATGATGCAGGTGCCCATCACGTAGGGCCGCTCACCGCGCTTGAGGTGAGCATACTCCTCGGTCAGAAGCTTCGGCTCGGTCAGCATCAGGTGCGTGCCGAGCGTGTAGAAAATCATGTCCTTGCCGTCTTTGCGGATGATGTTCCGATGGACAAAGACTGTATCAAAGTCGGTCGTTGCGTGCGTCACATCCACGCCGTCCAGGCGCTTCTTGCCATCCCGCGCTGCGCGGATGGAGTCATACTGTTCGGTCACAGCCGTCTGGATCTTGCCGCTGTCGTAGCTCAGCCACTTGCCGGCCGCCATCTTTTCTTTGACCACGCCGATGAACATTGGGATCAACTCGACCACGTAGGGGCTGGTGCCTACCGGGTTAGTCCAGTCGGACGCCGGCGAGATGCGGAAGTTTTCAATCGCCACCAAGTCAATGCGGGGCTTGTCCGACAGCGTCCGTCGCATGGTCTGCATCGCGCCTGTTGGCTGGCCCAACTCATCGACCATCGGAAAGTCTTGGCTCTCTTCTTCAAATTCCCATGACTGGTGCGAGATCACGACGCCCGTGTTCATGGCGTTCTGGTACGCCCCTATCATCGTTTGGAACCACGGAATGGAATCAGTCAGCCGGTAGTTCAGCAACTCCCCCAGCACCGCGGCGGACAGCACCTGCTCCTTGTTGGACTGGCTCTCTGCCGTGACGGCCACCATGTCCTGCGTTGAGAAGAAAGCCACTGCAGAGGCTGCCTCGTTCCGGCGGATCGTCGCCCGGGTTTTAGGCCTGAAGCCTTTGGACCGGTACTTGTAGCTGTCAGCGTAATACTTTGAGCCTGGCGCATGGTGGTTTGAGAAGTGCGCCATCGCCTTCTCGACGGTGCGGCGCACGGAGGTGTCAAACCATTCTGTCGAGGACTCATAGGCGTCCTTGGCCATCGACAGCCACTTATCGTGGCCTAGATTGCCTTCGGTGTCGATGTTGGTGTCATCCATGAAAAGCACTCAGATCTCCGCGCCTGTTGCGCGGCATGTTGAAAATAGTATCCAGGTCAACCTTCATAGCCCGGCTTACGTTGTAGCGTTCGAGCAGCTCCCCTGCGTTGCGCACCACGTTGCGGCCTTCTGGGTCAATGTTGGTGATGTGCATCAGAAACCCCCAGCGGTTAGAAAGCATGATATTTGTGACCTGCACAATGCCGCCGACGTCATCGACATGGACGCGCCAAGCGCCATTGAAGGACGGGTACGCCCGGTCCAGCCGGTCCAGCAAGCTGTTCTGCAGGTTGTCGGCCAGTCCACTCATTGGGCGTAGACTCCACCCAGCTCTTCAAGGCTCCTGAATACGCGCGCGCCTTGGTTGAACTCATAGGCAATCGGCTTCTCTTTAAGCTTATCACCCTCGACTTCTTGCACGAGGGCAGCCCAATCATAAGTTTTGCTGCTGGTGTTATCGGCCATGATGTTTCCTTTATCCTGTAAATTCCGGGTACAACTCGCTCTCGCGCACCTCTTGCGCTACCGCGAAACCCGTGGCCCCTGTGCGCAGTGCGTCAGCCCCATCGCTGTGCTTGTCGTGCAGCGGCTGGGCTCTGAACTTGCCCAGTGTGTCGTCATACTCGCGCCGGTAGTTGTCCAGCGACTTGATGCCCACTGCGCAGGTCGTCTCGTCTATCCAGCTGGTCGATAAGAACCTGCGGGTTGACTCGATCGCGTCCAGCACTTCCTCAATGTTCCGTGGTCGCCTGACCGTCACAACTGGCTTGATGCCCAGGTTCTCTGCGTGCTCCACACGGCTCAATGAGCCTGGCCCTAAGTCCCTGACCGCTGCGTCGTGCGGCATGTAGTGCCGCCCGTACAAGTAGCCCTTGTCTTTGAGTACTTTAGCATACACATCAAACCCGGCGTTGGTGCCCTGGTAGTAGTCGATCAGCCGGTTGGTCTGGCCGTGGCGCTGGTGAAACCAGATCGCCATAGCGTCTGAGCGGCCCAAGTCCCAAAAAGTATTGACCGGCAGCCCCCTGTCATATGGCACCTCAGTGATGCGCTTCCTGGCTCTCAGGTCGGCCATCTGCACCGAGTAGTAAGCCCCATCGACGTGGTTTCCAAATTCGTTGGCTAGGTTGGTGGCGATCCAATCGTCTGATTTGCCTTGCATCCCCCGGCTGTAGTAGCCTTCGGGCAGGTTGATCAAATTCTCTGCGTCTGGGTTTTGCTTCCAAGCCGCCCCGCCGCCTGGCCCTACGCCGTCTCGCAGTACGCCACCAGGTTGTATGAAGAACTCCCAGCCCTCTGGCTTGTCGTTCACGGCCAGGTTGTAGAACCAGTGCCCGTGCTCGCAGGCGTTGGTGTCTCCAATCATCCCGTGCCAAGTACACCCGCCGTCCATCGCTGACGGATACCGGCCGTGCCGCAGGTCAGCCATGTCCACAATCGCCTTGCGCAGCTCCTTGACCTCGTTCAGCCAGAAGCCAGTGACCTGTGAGCCCCTGAGCTTCTTGATGCTGTCCTCGCGGTCCAAGGCAATGAACACCATCTCGGACTGGACTGCAGTGCCGTCGGGCAGCCTGAAGTCCAACCGATGCGTCGGTGGCTCTATGCCGCCCCCTTTGAACTCACCGAGCTCGCCGAACAGATCCATCCAGTCCTTAATCGTCGTGGTGGTCAGGTCCGGGTAGTGGTTCCGTACCGCATAGAAACGTGTCTTGCGTATGCCTTCCATATTGGGCCGCTGCTCCATCATCAGCTTGAGCAACTTCTGGCAGCTCTGGTAGGTCTTACCCGAACCGAGCGAGCCCATAATCATGCTCACCCGCGCCCGGCTGGCCATGTACGCACCAAGCACCGGGCCTTGTGGCTTGGTGCTGATCTGGTACGTGCTATCCATTTTCTATGACCAGCGTGGGCTTCGTGCCTGTGAAATCTTTGAAGATCACCAGCGGCGTGTTGTTGACCACCACGTCCAGCTTGTCGCCGTACTTCTTGGGCGCCATCTTTGACGCCAACCACTTGCGGGCGTCTACTCGTAATCTTGACCGCGCGATGACGTCGTGGTTTGTGACCTCGCCGTCGTCTGTCTGGTAGGTGTCGTTGCTGCCGTCGTCTGCTATTTGCAAAATCTCATCGGCGAAGGTGTCTGCACGGGCTATATGCGCGCTCGCGTATTGCTCAGGGTAGCTAGACAACCAGCTCAAAAGCTTACCGATGGACACCCCACACTCTGCGGCAATCACCCTAAGCGACACGCACTCAGCAATCCGCTCGGTGATGGCATCAATGCCTATCACGTCCAGCGTGTCTTGCAGGGGCGCTTCTCTTTTCTTGCGAGCCTTTTGCATGTTGATTTACTCTCTTGCCGTCCGGCGATGGATGGGCGGGTGTAAAAAAGCCACATCGCTGTGGCAAAGGATCAGGCAACTGATCGAAAGGGTGCAGGGCCTACAAGGTTGTCGTGGATCATAACTCCGCTTCGGTTGTGCCTCGTGGCCGCTGCGTAACTTTTAGAGGTAGCTCCGCCATCAGGTGACCCACTACTTTTCTGAGAGCCCGATTCAGGCTCCTTATCTGGTTGGGCGCAGGATAGCACACTTTTACGTGGTCAAGCAATTTTCTTTTCAGCCGTTTGTGTTGCGTTTGCGACACAGCGCTCAATCGAGTCCCTCAGCCACTCGGCCACCTCTCGATGCTCATGCTTGAAGTTCCTAGCGAACGGCAGCCGCCCCGTGCCCTCGCAGCGGTTGCACCGGCTGCCCAGGCTGGGCGTGTCCGCTATGCGCGTGAAGCCCACGCCCCCGCAGGTTTGGCACGTCCCGTGCCTGTACCACGCCAGAACAGCCTCAGACAGCCGATCGGCCTGAACCCTTGTCATACCCTGCCTGATGTACTTTGCGCGCCTGTAGGCCTCTTCTGACATGATCTCAAGCACTTGCGTGGCCCCACCGCCTGACGCGAACACCCTGGCCAGCGCAGCGCCCAGCGGTTCGGTCTTGGCGGCCCAGCCCATCGCGCCGAGGACGTCAACGGCCAAGGCGCCCGGCTTGAGGCTTTTGGCGTTCACCGCATTTGCGTAGTTGTCCTTGAATTTCATACAGATAGTACTTTCGCATTAAAAAAAGCTGTAGTCATTCTCATATCCATCAAATAGTCTTTGTGTGACTATGCGCTGCTCTCTCTGTAGCTACGCCGTTTTTACCCCCAATAGTCAAATAGTCATCCAAAAGTTGCACATCTATACACATGTGTGCGCGCGCCTATACACATGTGAGACCCCATATACATACATACACACTATATTTATATTTTATAAAAAAAAATGACTATATGACTATAAACCTCGCAAACCCGCATGCCTATTGACCGCGCCGATAGTCACGCCACTGACTATCCGTGGCTATTCTTGGCTTAAATGACTACGTTTCAGCCATTTGTCGTAGTTGGCTGGCTGTTTTAGCCATCATGTCCGGTCTGCAAAACACATGCTTCTTGTTTTTCAGCTCCGCCGACATCAGCCGACCCCTGTCAATCCAGCCGGCCTCCTTGAGTGCATGGAGCATCGCGGGGGGCACAATCTTGACCCCAAGGGGCGCCAAACCCTGCACCCGATCGCACAAAGCGAAGAACGGCGAGCCCACCACACCACACGCAAACTCGCCGACGCCGCGGGTTATTTGGTCCACCAGCCAGCCCTCCGCGCCAGACCGGCCCTGCTCCACAAGGATGGCCTTGGCTTCAGTCATGGGAGGCGGCGCGCCCGGCGAGAACGCTGACACGTCACGGGCGTGCAGCCAAGCGCCCACAGCCGACAGCCCGCCCCGGTGGTCATACCAGTTCAGAAGGGTGCTGATCTCCTCGGGCGTCATGGCAGGCGCCTCGGCCCACATGCAGAACCACCTGCGGTCTTCAGACGGCAGGGAAATCGCCGCCCGCTCATTGGACTGCGCCACCAGCAGCACGCGGTTCAGGGCTTGGTAGGGGTGCAGACCCTTACGGTTCACCGACAGGAACTCAGGCGGCGCTGCGATGACGGGCTTGAGGATGTTCTCCAGCGCCCGGCGGTCCTTGGCGTCCGACTGACGCAGCTCAATGACATACATCACCTCACACTCCAGCGCGTAGCCCCAGGGTGACATCAGCTCCTCGGACTTCACCGGCTTGCAGTTGGTCTGCGCCTTGCCGCCGATGGCCCACAGGAAAGGTTTGAACAGCAGGTCCTTGCCCGAGCCTGGGTGCCCGCCCAGCAGGATGGCGTGGTTGATCTTATGGGCCGGGAACTGCACCTTGTGCGCCAGCACGTCCAGCAGGTGCGAGCGCTCGAACGAGATCGGCACCAAGCGCTTGACGTGCGCCAGCCACATCGAGACATCACCCGCCACGCACACCGGGCGCGCGTCGCACCATTTGTTGCCGTACATCTCCCCATCACGCGCAGTCGTCACAGGCTCGCCCGCAGCGTAGGTCACTGACACCAGCGTCAAGGCCCCCTCGGCCTCCCGGTGCTCGTCGAACGACACACCCGCCTCAACCTTCGGGTTCTTGCCGTGTATTGACCTGCAGGTGGTGTGCCGGTACATCGCGTTGAAGCTGCGCCTCTCGACCTCGCGCCTGGTCTGCAGATCGAAGAACATATCCCCGCCTACAAGGTACGCGTACCTTTGAAACCAATCTGCCTTTTCAATGCGCCCCCTCTCTTTACGCTCGGCCTCGGCCACCACCAAAGGCACCACATCAGGGAACGCCGCCGTGGGCGTAAGCTTGGCCATCACCCGGGCCATCGTCGCGACCAACAACTCATCGCGCAGACCATGTGTCTGCGACGGGCCGCCCTCAGAAGCCACCCACTGCAAGAACCGGGCGCTGCCCCAGTCACCGCAGCAAGAGTGAAAGCAAGTGAAGGCGCGGTTGGAGGGTAAGTACCGCGCCTCCGGGTTCCCGTCTGAATGTTCTGCCGCGTTGGGGCATTGCACTCCGTACCAGCCCTCACCGTTGCGCTCACTGAGAACCAAGGCCTTCTCCGCGAGCCAGGCCAGCACATCGTCGTTGCCGTCGTCTGCCAGCAGCGCCGCGTGCCCGGCGGCGGAGTCAGCAGGCCCCGGCGTAACGCCCAGCGCCGCGCAGATCTGCGGCAGGGTGAACTCACGATCGGGATGAAACTCGGTCAAGACCGACTCGAACTCACCACGGCCCGGCTTGATGTTGATGCTGCCCGGCAGACGGAAGTTGCGCACCGCGTTGATCGCGCCCTTGTCGGTGAAGCCCGCCTCGGCGATGGCGATGATGGCCGCGCTAAAGTCTGCCCTTGTTGGCTGGCTGTCCAGCGCGAAAGCGTAGCCGAATTGGTAGTTGTCCAGCGAGGTCATCATCTTCCAGGTCGGCTCGAGCGGCGGCGTCTTGCTCTTGGTTCCCACGTCGTCCAGGACCATCACCAGCACGTACTCGCAGTTGGCAGCACTGGCGCTTATGCGCTTGTTCTTGAAGCGGTCAACGATGAACGACGCCGTGTTGCCATACCACGCGCCGGGCTTGCGTTTGGCGGAGGGCAGGAAGGCGGGCCACAAGCACTTGACGGCGCCGTCAGCATGGTGCTGCAGTGGCTTGAGAGGTTTCTGTAGAACAAAAAGCGTTGTCTCGCCTTCGGGCGGGAGCCCAGCGAGGAAGGGGATGAATTCCATCTTTGTCTTTCTTTTTTAGCAAAAACCTTGGTTGAAGCTCTCACCCGTGAGGGTGTTGGTGGACTGGCGTATACCAGCAGAGCCCCAACCGAGGCTTACACGAAGCCCCCACCAAGGGGCGTTACTTACCAAATCTAAGCATGACCTTACCCTCTACCGCCAGGGGGAGCCCCTCTGCCCAAGGGGGCGCGATGCACATGACCGCCTCGGCCTTGGCCTTGACCGCGTCGGCCTCGCCAGCCGGGCACTCCAGTATCAGCTCGTCGTGAATGTGCGCCACCGTATCAATCTGACGCAGCGAGTGCCGCAGGATGTCCGCAGCCACGGCCTGCGTGACGTTCTCACAGGCCAGCCCGGGCCACAACCTGGCGCGGGGCCACTCTTTGGCGCCCTGCGCGGGCTTCCACGCCGACTTGGCGTAGGACACACCACCATCTGCATCGAACCTCGCTTGCGGGTAGCACAGCACCCGGCCCGAGGGCAAAATATACCAAAGGTTTGCCCGGTCGTACATATAGGTAATTCGACCTACACTGAACTCATGCCCCGGGTTACGCATCGCGCGGGTGTAGGTCTCCTCCAGCGAGCGCCAGTACGGCTGCGCCCACGGGTTGGCCTTGCGCCACAGACTGACCATGTGCTTGGCCTCTGACTCTGGCAGGTTAAGCCCATAGGCCCGACCCATCGCCGCGAACGCGCCAACGCCGCCCATGAAGCCGCAGGCCAGGCAGGCCACCTTGGCTTGCTGGCGCTGGGCGGGGGTCACCTCCCTCACGCTGAACATGGCTTTGGCCGTGGTGACGTACATATCCTCGCCGCGTCTGAACACGCCCAGCGCGCCCTCCGCGAGGGGGCTGTTAGACAGCCACGGGTTCACCCGCGCCTCGATGGCTGACCAGTCGATGGAGATCAGCACATTGCCGGGCGCCGGGATGATCGCCGCACGCAGCATGCCCTTCAGGACCTTGGTGACGGTGCCTGTCAGCTTGTGCCCACGCACCATCTGCTGGCGCACGGCATCTGGGTCCTCGGCGCAGTCGCGAGGTAGATTTTGGAATTGAATTCCATACGAATTGTGGTGTATCAGCCCTTGAGCACAGTAGCTAGCATCTCCTTCAACTGTGATGTCCCAAACTCCCTTTTCTCCCACATATACAATTTCCGTAATTTCTGAGAGTGCAACAGTTGATGCCCAGCTTTCGTTGCAATTGCCAAGTTGTCCAACGAGTTGTTTGTCTTGTCGCTGTCTATGTGATGCACCTCCCACCCTAACGGCCACGTCGCCAACCCCAGCGAAACCATCAGCGCTGCGCGGTGTTCCTGAAGGTAGGTCTTGCTGTCGGGCTGCCATATACCCATGTAGCTCCCCCGTAAGATTGCCTCGACTTGCTTCCTCGCGCCGAACATCGGGTTTTTCTCTCCCAGCCTCGAATTGGAGTAGTTCGCCACCTTCAGAATATGCAGCCTCTCCGGTGGTACGGTCAGCTTCAATATCTCGCTGACTGTGACGTGCGTCTGTTTGGTCATCGCCCCTACCTGCGCCATCGTAGGGAACGGCGGCGAGGTAAACAGGCGCGTCACCTCCGCTCGCACTTCCGGGTCTCGAATTGCGGATAAGCTCTTTGACATGTTTCCATCCTTCAGCCGTCAGCAAGCGATGCTCGCCCGTACATTCAACCCAACCACCAGATTTAGCGGCTACGCGGTACATGATCTCCCGGCCTTTATAGATCACTTGGGAGATTCTACAAAATCTTCCGGTATGTGTCAAAACATTCCCACCAATTTCAAGCGCCGCGATTGGCACCTTGCCGCGATCCGTATCAACCAGCGTTTCGGCGGTTACACAGGCAGCACGGCCAGTAGCCGCGCCACCGGCGAACACGAACGCGCCCCTCACCCGTTGATCTTCCACGTCGGCCAGGGCGGCCATGCGCGTGAACTTGGCCACAGAGGATGCCCACAGGTCATCAGCGCACTGGATAACGTCCAGCACCTCGGGCGGCACATCGTCGCACTCCAGCAGGTTGCCCCGAATGGTCTTGTCAATGCTGGGCTTGTCATCCTTGACCATCAGCTTCAAGGCTTCAGGCCCGACACGGGCCATCACCCACCCGCGCATCTTGGGGCTGCGGACGGACGTGACCGCGCCCTCAGTGATTTCGGCGACAAGGGCTTGAATTTCTTTTGTTTCGGCGGCGGCGTACTGCATGGCGGCCTTGGCCAGCGGCACATCGATCAAGACGCCGCGGTCGTTGATGCGCTCGTTTACCCAGTAATCTTGCAGCTCCTCAGCAGACAGCGCGCGCAAGCCCAGGCTGATCGCCCGCATTGCACGAACGTCCTGCTCACAATAAGCGATGAACTCAGCCATCAGCTTGGGGGCCTCGTTGAATGTGCCATCGGCACGGGGGACAGACAGCGCGCGGATGAGCTGCGCGCCGCGCGGGTCCTTGCGCATCCCAGCGCCAGCAAAGCGGCCAGCGTCTTCCAGTGACCCGGGGCCACAGTTGGCGCGACTCTGGGCGGCGGTGCAATAAAACTGCTCCAGCTTGAAGTCGATCTGCAACACGTACCAAAAGATCAAGCGCTCAAAGGCAGCGTTATGCGCATAGATCATGCCCGAATAGTTGCGCACCTTCTCTGGAAACGGCGTGCCCGGCAGCCAGGTCACCACCTCATCATCGTCGAAGGCGTAGGACATGCACACCACCTCAGTCGATGCGTCCTGCGCGTAGTTGTACACCCCGTGCTTCTTCAGGTCGCAACGGCTGCGGGTCTCGAAATCAATATATAGCATGACGTTCCTTTTACAGAGCGCGCTCATAACGCGCTCAAGAAAAGGCTACGCGAGGTCGCTAAACTCCAGAGCCCGCAAACGCATCTGCGCCACCCGGATAGTTGTTTGCAACACCGCTATCTGCCGGCGACGATAGTTGCCAGCCTCGTACTCGAACTTGTCTGGCGGCGTTGCGAACAGCACACGCATCTGGCAACCTGCGTTGCCTTTGCGCGTGTACAGCGCGTCGTACACCCAGCCCTGCTCCAGCAGAGCAACCATCCGGGGGGGATATTGACTGCCGCAGCACACCGGGCAACCGCTGCGCCAACTCGTCGTTGGTGCAGCCATCCCTGCTCGCCCGGATCTGCTCGATGATGAGCCCCTCCAGCTTCACAGAGTCAACCGCTATTCCTGCCGCAACGGTTGTCTCCGATGCGGTGGCCGACGAGTTGCTGCTCATGCTGCGGCTACCCGACGACGCCGTGCAGGCGGTGCTTCAGGCGCAACCTCAGCTGCGGGCGCTTCGCCGCCCATCGACACCCACTCGACGACATCGAATATGGGGGTGTAGATCTTGCCGTACGACTTGTGGGCGTAGTGGTCCTTCTTCAGCAGCACGACCGGCACCGGGTTGGCCTGATCCTTCTCGACCTGCTCGGCGATGGCCACCGCGATGTCCTGCACCGCCCGCTTGCCACCCACCGAGGTGGTGGAGTAGCGCACCTCTAGGCCCTTATCCTCGCCGCCAATGCAAGCCAGCGACATGCCGACCTGCTTCTCCCAGCCACGCTTGGCGCCGGGGGGCGCGTCTTCCGTCTCTGGCAGCGGCTGCGTGATGGCCGTCATCTTCTCACCCAGCACCTCGCCGTCGCCCCAGGCGATCCAGCCATGCACGAACGAGAACGGGTTGACCGCCCACCGGCTGCCGTCCTCGACCTCGGTTTGATCCGCGCCGAAGATCCACAGACCGTCCTTCGCCATTTTGAGAATGGCCGCACCGCCGGTCGGGCCGACGTCCTTCTGAATCATCCGCAGGTGGGCCGCGAGGCTCGCGACTGAGGGGAGACCAGCAGATTTGAACTGTACTAAATTTGACATTTGAGATTACCTTTATTGAAGTTTAGAAAGCGCAGCTTTTAATTGCGCACCGATTATGAGCACCTCTGGCCGGGGATCACTCTCCGGCGCAAGGGTGTTGCCTGAAGACACAGCCGTGGTCAAACCATCCGGCAGCGTCTCCTTGCGCGTTTTCAGCACCTTCTCGAGTTGAGCCGGGCTGAGTAATTCGTTTGGTTTGTATGCTGCTACACCGTACAGCTCTAGCACCGCGCCATCATTGATCCACTGCCGCGCGACGCGCTTGGCGACCAGCTTGTAGCCGTCCACCTTGCCGCCGTTCTCCAGCGCCTTGAAGGCCAGAGCCCGCAGGTCAGCGATGTACGCCTCTAGGGTGTCAGCGCGGGTCAGGCAAGCGCCCAGCTCGTCGGGGGTGAGCAGCTTGATGACGCGCTGCGTCTCACGCTCGATGTCGCCGTTCATGGCCGGGCAGATCGGCTTGGCGCTGCACCAGCGGCAGTGATCACCCGTCTTCAGGGGGGCGTCGGGCTTGGCTGACAAATTCACCGCCTGCACCAGCTCACGCTCAAACTGGCGGATACGCTCTGCTGTAGTCACCCAACGCCGGATGACTGGCGGCTGGATGATGATGAGTTCGATCTCGTCGCAACCCTCGAAGGCCCACTGCGTCTCGGGGGTACGCATGGCAGCCGCCGCGTAGAACATCAACTGCTCGTTCTCCTCTGCGCTCACGGCAACGCCGCTGCCGAACTTCCAGTCGATGACGTAGGCCCGATTGCCGATACGCCCAAGCAGATCGCAGCTACCGAACACGCCAGGCAGCAGATCGCCAAAGCCGACACGCTTCTCGACACCTATCTGCATCTGGTCGTCGGGGTCAACCTCGGCGAGCAAATCCAGCGCAGGCTTGAGCTTGTCGTCGATCAGCTCCTGTGTCAGCACCTGGTCTTGGTACTTGGTGCCGAGGTATGAAGCCCAGTCGCTGTAATTTAGATGAATGTCAGCGATGACGTTGTGCAGCAACGTGCCCTCGTCGGCGTACTTGCTAGAGCCTTGCGGCGGCATTCGCTGTACGAGTGCCACTGAGCCGGGGCAGTTGATGACCCGCTTGGCGGTCGAGCCGCCGACTATGGAAGAGTGGTTCATTTGTTTGTCGATTAGTGTTTGAACCACGATATTAGCACAATAAAATTCTTTTTTACGATATATTTGCAAAAACTTCTTTACGCGATTATGATCTGGCCTATGACACTCGAACGCAATATTGAAGCCCACCTCGTCAAGCGCGTCAAGGCGCTGGGCGGGGCTGCGTACAAGTTCAAATCCACAACCGCCGGGGTCGCCGATAGGATCGTGCTGCTGCCTGGCGGTGTGGTGTGGTTTGTCGAGTTGAAAAGTGAAAAGGGTCAGCTCTCCCCTATGCAGAAGGTCTTCATGCACGAGATGCTGCGGCTCGGGCAGCGGTATGTCGTATTAAATTCAAAGGAGAGCGTGGATGATTTCATTCGGATCAGTTTGTAGCGGCATAGAGGCCGCGAGCGTAGCGTGGGGGCCGCTGGGCTGGAGGGCCGCGTGGTTCGCCGAGATCGAGCCTTTCCCCAGCGCGCTGCTGGCGCACCACTACCCTGACGTGCCGAACCTTGGGGACATGCGCGGCATCGGAGCGCAGGTGCTAAGTGGCGAGGTCGAGGCGCCCGACATCCTGTGCGGCGGCACGCCCTGCCAAGCCTTCAGCGTGGCCGGGCTGCGCAACTCGCTGGACGACGAGCGGGGTAACCTTTCATTAACTTTCTGTGAGCTAGCAAATGACATCGACAAAAGCAGATTCGTCAACGACGAAAAGCCAGCCATCATCTTCTGGGAAAACGTGCCTGGAGTCCTCAACACCCACGATAACGCCTTCGGGTGCTTTCTGGCTGGACTTGCCGGAGAAAGTGACGCGCTCATCCCACCAGGGGGCCGATGGTCTAACGCTGGTTTTATTGATGGCCCCCAAAGAGCAGTCGCGTGGCGCATCCTCGATGCCCAATATTTCGGAGTGGCCCAACGACGCCGCCGTGTGTTCGTTGTCGCAAGTGCTCGAGACGACTTCGATCCCGCAGCGGTACTTTTTGAGTTCAACGGCCTGCGCCGGGATATTGCGCCGAGCAGACAAGCGGGGCAAAGCGCTTCCAGAGGCGTTGAATTTGGCCCTTCAGGCGGTCGTTTCACAGACCTCAACCCCACCCTCGACGCCAGATGTAAAGATGGGCCAATCAGAAACCAATTAGCTGGTGCGGTAGCTTCATGGTGGGACGGCGGCCAAGTAAGCCAGACCCTCGACGCGGTGCTGTCGAAGGGGCAGACCATGCCAGAGAAGAACCGCTTTCCTGCGGTGTTGGTGCCAGCAGTAGCTGTTTTCCAGCAGTCGTCAATGACAGGCCGTGGCACCATTGGGTACGACGACTCGGGGATAGCAAAACCTGTCAAAACACAGCCAGATGGGCAGATGGTTGTTATCGGAATAGATGAAGAACAGAACGCCGCCGAAGAGCTGATGGGGTGTCTAAAGGCGCGGGTAGATGGCGGAGGTTTCAAGGGCTCGGTGATGACCCCGGCCATGCAGGTACGCCGCCTGACACCCACAGAGTGCGAGCGCCTGCAGGGCTTCCCTGACGGCTACACGCAAGTGCCCTACCGCGGCAAGCCCGCAGCCGACGGCCCCCGGTACAAGGCCCTGGGTAATTCCTGGGCTGTTCCGGTTGCGCGCTGGATCGGCGAAAGGGTTGCGCGATGCATCTAAGACCCTACCAAGAGCAGGCTGCGACGGTGATGTACGAGCTTGACTACAGCATGATGCTGGCGTCGGTTGGTGCAGGGAAGACCGCCGCCGCGCTCACGGCCATGAAGGAGCTGCTGGCGGCCGGGCACATCAAGCGCTGGCTGGTGCTGGCGCCCAAGCGTGTCTGCACGCACGTCTGGCCGCTGGAGGCGCCGAAGTGGGCGTCAGGCCTAACGATAGCCGTGGCCGACGGCACGCCCAAGCAACGCGCGACGGCGTTCTCCTCGAAGGCGCAGGTGGTGGTGATGGCCTACGACAACCTGCAGTGGCTGACCGCCGCGCATATCAAGGGCTTCGACGGGCTGATCCTGGACGAGCTCACCCGCCTGAAGAACCCCTCGGGGCAGCGCTTCAAGGCGCTGTTCCGGTTCATCGCCCAGTTCACGACGCGGGTTGGGTTGACGGGGTCGTTCACCAGCAACGGCCTTGAGGATTGTTTTGGCCAGTGCAAGATCGTTGACCAGAGGCTGCTGGGCAGGTCGAAGGGCGCGTTCCTGCAGCAGTACTTCTACCTCGTCAACAAAGAGTTCAACCAGTGGGAGCCCCGCCCAGGTGCGCTGGAGGCGGTGATGGAGCGCATCAAGCCCGCTACATTCGTGCTGGACGCTGGCGAGTACAAAGATAAACTGCCCCCGCTGCACACGGTCGAGATCAAGTGCAGCATGGACATGGCCGACTACCGGACCATGAAGCGCGACTTCGTGGTGCAGTTCCCCGACGCGCTGGCCATCGCCGCGAACGCCGGTGTGGTGACGCAGAAGCTCAGGCAGATGGCTGCCGGATTCGCCTATGTGCCCGAGGCCCTCTGGCTGTCAGACCACAAGTTCGAGGCGCTGGCCGACCTGCTGGACGAGAACCAGCACGCCAATACCATCATCGTCTACAACTTCGTGGCCGAGATGGAGGAGCTCAAGCGCCGCTACCCGAAGGCGCAGACGCTGGACGACAAGGACGCCATCGCGCGCTGGAACGCAGGCGAGATCGAGCTGCTGCTGCTCCAGCCACAAGGCGCAGCGCATGGCATCAACCTGCAGCACGGCGGGCACCACATGGTGTTCATGTCCCTGCCATGGTCGCTCGAGCTGTACGAACAAACCATTGGCCGACTGCACCGCAGCGGCCAGAAGCATCCCGTGTGGTGTTACGTCATCCTGACGAACGGCACAATCGACGAGAGGGTACTTGCGGCTCTGCGGGATAAGAGATCGCTGTCCGACATAGCCCTTAAGGAGCTGACATGAAAGAGAAAATTAAAGCCACGAAAGCGCTGCTCCGCATCGCCGTGAAAAACTTGAACCAAGCGCAACGTATACACGACCGCCTGGTGAAGCAGCTTTTGAGGCTGCAAGCATGATTACGTGGCGCGAGATGAACGCAACGCTGAACGTGCGCACCGAGGCCGAAGTGCTGGCGCTATTAAATGAGGAGCGCGCAGGCGCCAAGCGCGTTGTCATCACCGAAAGATTGCACCAGCGATACTGCGCGCTGCGCGCTGCGCGTGAGCGTGTGGAGCTGCTGACAGAGGCGATGTTGCAGAAATAAGACAGTTTGTAAAAAAGTTTTTGACAGACCGCGAAACGGGATATACTTCATTCACCAAAGCAAATCGCTGCGGTAAAACCTAAAGGCAAAACATCATGTTTCACACTCTCCCGCACAAAGTCTCTTCCCTTGATGCCACCGCTGGTGTGGCCTATGCGGCATTCATCGCCGCCTTCAATGCCGTGACCGAGGCTGCTTACCCTAACGCCAACTTCGTCGCCGCTTCTGTTGCTGGTGATGCTGCTGTAGCCGCCGTTTACGCTGCTGCCAGAGTCCACTAAGGAGAGATGAAATGTCAAACGCAAACCTCATCCTCCTCGGCTCGGCCATCGACCGTCTGGCCGCTGTCAAGGCTCTGCTGGCCACCCTCTCGCTTGAAGAGAAAACCCTCAAGCTCGAGCTGGTCAACTCAGGCCTGACCTCCATCGACGGCGCCCTGCACCATGTGGCCATCAGCCACTGCGACGGCAAGGTGACGACCGACTGGAAGTCCATCGCCCTGCACTTCACGCCTTCGTACCAACTCGTGACTGCGCATACTTCGCAGGGCGAGCCCTTCGACACCGTCCGCGTCTCAGCACGCGTAGGAGCATCAGCATGACCCGCCCCCTCTACGCAATCGCTAGCGAGATCCACAAGTATTGGGAGGGCGTGAACTACGCCGCCAAGCCTTACCTCCAGGCAATGCACCACCTTGACGCTATCACCGAGGTCTACGGCTTCGACAGCGGCCGCAGCATCGTGCTGTACTTCTTGGGCAACGCCAAAGCATTCAAAGGTGAGCATGCTCGCCGCATCAAAACCGAACTGAAGGAGCTATTGAAATGACCATCCGCACCACATACGACGCCTGCGCAGCCATCGAAGGATTCGACGGCGAAGAGCACACCGAAGACGAGATCATCGAAGCCTTCCAGCTTCTGATCGACACCGGCGCGGCCTGGACCCTGCAAGGGTTCTACGGCCGCACGGCGGCTAACTTAATTGAACAGGGTCTTTGCACCCGCTAAGGAGAATGACATGGCACGAATTGTTTGCAACGGATACGGCACCAACCACACCACCGACACTGGCCGCCCTTGGTTTGCCTGCTCTGCCTGCCGCTGGTCTTCACGGCCTCCAAGCCAAGAGAGCGCAAGCGTGCAGCTGGCTCGCCAGATCGCGGCGCTGGACTTCGCCCTCGCCGGCTACGACCAACCCCTCACTGAGGATCTAGGATGACAAAAGTAACACTGCAAGCCACACCAGCCTACGAGCTGAGGGTGAGCATAGACAGCGGCACGCACGGGCACACGCTGGCATTCGCCAG